GGCTTCAGGATGAGCGCGTCCGGCTCGAACAGGAAGCGGTCGAGGCGATCATCGAAGCGCGCAAGGGGCTCTTGCAGGCCGACGAGGACAACCTCGAGGCGCAGCTTGAACTGATCGACATTGAATTCGGCGAGCGCGTGCTGCGCATCCGCGAATTGCAGGAGGCGCTGCGCGGCGTCGGGCTCGGCGGCGTGGCGGAAGCCCTCGAGCCGATTATCGAAACGTACACGGCAGTCCGCGGCATCCAGCGGGCCGAGGCCGAGCGCAACGCGGAACTCGCGGCGCGCAAGACGCTTCAGGACGAGTTGAACGCGAAAGAGGAAGCGTTGAACCGCCTGATCGAAGCCCGCGACGCGCGGATCGATCTCATCAACGCCAAGCGCGAGATCGGCGTCCTGACGGACCGGCAGGCGCAAGACGAGATCGCGCGCGTCCAACTCGAGTCGCAGGGCGCCATCCTGGCGCGCGTGCAGGAACTCCGTGACTTCATCCTGAACAACCAGGCGGACCTCGCGGAATTCCTGAACATCGATGAAGTGCTCGCCGGTCTCGAGAAGATCCAACTCGAGACGCAGTACGTCGATACCAACGTGACGAAGATGGTCGCCGAGATGCGCGAGAACATCGCGGGCGGCCTGACCGAATCCATCGTCGCGTTCGGCACGGCCATCGGCGATGTCATCAAGGGCACCGGCAGTCTGAGCGATGCGTTCAAGTCGGCGCGCGACGCCTTCCTGAACTTCGCTGCGGACTTCCTGCTTCAGATCGCGAAGATGATTATCCAGCAGCAGATCCTCCGGGCGCTGCAATCGATCGGCGGTCTGAGCGGAGTGCTCGGCAGCATTGCCGGCATGGCGGCGCACACGGGCGGCGTGGTGGGTCACGGCGGCGGTACGCCCCGCTCCATCCCGGCCTGGATGGTCGCCACGGCGCCGCGCTATCACAGCGGTACGGTGCTCGGGCTGCGTGCCGATGAGCGGCCCGCTATTCTCCAGGCGGGCGAGGAAGTGCTGGCGAGGAACGATCCGCGCAATGCGCTGAACGGCGGCGGGTCGCGCCAGCCGGTGCAGGTGAAGGTCGTAAACACGATCGATCGCGACGCCCTGGCGCGTGACGTGCTCAGCACGCCGACTGCGGTCAGCACGATTGCGAATGTGATCCGGGCGAACAAGGCCGCGTTCAAAGCCGCGCTGGCCTGACAGGAGAGGACATGCCGAACGCAATTGGCTTCGTCGATGACACGTCTCAGTACGCGAATCGGCAGATGCTCGAATTCTTGATGAATTTCGTTGACACGAACGGGTGGACCATTCTCGAAAGCGATTTGGTCAACGCCGGCACGCGTTACTGGATCGCGGAAGGGCCGGGCTACATCGGTCCCGATGGCCCGGTAAGGGTGTACATCGGCATGCGCTCCTATCAGGACGTTGGGAGCGACTACTACAACCTGTCCGTTGCGACGTTCACCGGATACGTGAACGGCAATGCGTTCACGTTGCAGCCCGGCTACGTGGAGTCAGGCGTTCCCGCGCACAATCAGCGTATCGACTATTGGGCGTCGGTCAATGATCGCCGCCTGACGTTCGCGCTCAAGGTCGGCACTCCGGTCTACGAGATGGGGTACGCGGGATTCATCCTCCCCTACGCAACGCCGCGTCAGTATCCATACCCGGTTTTGTGCGGCGGGATGCTCGGCGGTGTTCCGGCTACACGATTCAGCGACACCGCGCACTCGATTCCGTATCGCGGGAATCGGTCCGGCATGAGCCTGCGGTGGGTCAGCGGCGCTTATGTGCTCCCGCACGCATGGCCGTGGTCAAATGGATACATGGCCGGCAGTCAGGGGCTTCGCCCAACAGGAGTCTACTATTCGTTGCCGCGAATCGTACTGCACGACAACGCCGCGAACGTTTATGGCGAATTGGACGGCATCCACTACATTACGGGATTCAATAATGCAGTGGAAAACACGCTCACGATCGGTGGCGTAAATTACGTCGTCGTACAAGACGTTTGGCGAACTGGATTCGTTGACTACGTTGCAATGAGGCTTGATCCCTGATGGCATACTCAACCTCGTCGGTATCCAACATTGCGGATCTGCTGACATTCATTCGCAACGCCTGCACGGCGAACGGATGGACGCTCGCGGGCAACGTGCTCTATCGAGGTAACTGCTACGTCGAGATCATCGCGGATGGCAGCATCGGTTTGCGTATTCGCGGTGGCACAGGTATTGACGGCAGTAACAACCTGACCGGGGCGTGTCCGCAATACGCCTGGATCGGCACCATCGCGGGCGTGCCGCTCGCTTACCCGTTGACCGCAGAGGCGCACATCAACACCGCGCCCGATGAGGTCTACATTGTCATCAATTATTCGACGAGCTACTACTCGTTGCTGGCGTGGGGGATGTCCGATGCGCCGGGGCTGACTGGCTCGGGGGTTTGGTTCCACGCCAATCGAACCACGAATCAGGGAACACGGGAATACCATTCGGATCCGAGCGGCATCGGAATCTCGATTAATTTCGGCACTCACGTCGACGGTGCGCCGATGTTCAGCGTGTATGACGGATCGGAAGGCACGAATAGTGGTGGAACTAACAACTCGTTCGTCCATCACGACCTGGACGGAGCGGGATGGAGTTCCGGCGACGACGTGTACCCAAGTGCTTTCAGATACCTCGCTCCGCTGTACCAGATCCAGCCGAACGCCTGGAACGGCGAGGCGGTGCTGCTCCCCTATTCGGTTTATTTCCCCCGCCCGAGCAGTAAGCATTCGCTGGTCGCCGACTTCAAGCACGTTCGGCTCGTGCGCATCAACTTCCTCCAACCAAAGGACACGATCACGCTCGGGCCGGATAGGTGGAGGGTCTACCCATTTTTCCGAAAGGAAGCAGCGACGCCGAACGGCGGTCCCGGGGTCACACATTCCGGAACGCTCGGCTACGCCGTTCGCTATACGGGGCCGTAAGCCGTGGCAGTTCTGGACGGTTTGATCCCGTTAGGCGCAGAGCCACCGCCCACAAATTCATATTTGTCGCTCGGCCTGCACGACTTTGCGTTTTACGATTGGCCAACGCGTCAGTCGATTATGACGCACGACAACGTGCGCACGGCGTTTGCCTATGCCGATAACATGCCAGTGGCCGCGTTCGGCCACACTGTTGCCGGCACGATCCCGCGTTCGTACTTCGACGACTTCTATAACCGCATTCATCTGAATCCACCGGCATTGGACCTCGGCAATCTTGCCGGCGGTGCTACGCGAACCGTCGATCTGTGGAACGCGTTCCTCACGCCGCAGATCATGGGATCCTTCGATCCGCCTGATGATCCCGGTATTCAGGTCATCGCGCCCGTCACTGCACCGTACACGATTCCTCCGCTCGCGTTGCTCGACTACCAACTCACGTTCACGACGGACAGCGCGCCGACGATTGACGACGAGATGCGCTGGATTATCGGCGGCGTCGAATACACGCTGCCGATCACCGGACGGCGAGTTGTCGCCTGGCCGTTCCTCCCGACGTGGGATCGCGGCGTCGACGAGCAACTTGAGTGGCTGACCAGCGTCGAGCGGTCGTACGACGGCACCGAGCAGCGGATCTCGCTGCGCACCGTAGCGCGTCGCGCATTCGAGTTCACCGTGCGAGAGAGCCGCGAGACTGCGCAGCATCTCGAGAACGCATTGTACGGATGGGCGGGTCGGCTGTTCGCCATGCCGATCTTTCCGGAGAAGTCGACGCTCACCGCGCCCGCGGTGGTCGGGGCCACGACGCTGCAATGCGCGACGGCCGACCGTACGTTCGTCGTCGACGGGCTTGCCGTCCTGTACGGCGACGACCTGAACCTAGAAGTGGTCGAAGTCGCCAGCGTCACGCCGACGGCGATCACGACTTCGCGGCCGACGACGATCTCATGGGCGGCCGGCACGCGGATCTACCCGGCGATGATTGCGCGGGTGGACGGCACGACTTCGATCAACCGACAGACCGATTCCGTTTTGGAGGCGCCGATCCGCATGGTGGGATCACCCGGAGACGTGGACCCGAGGATTCCTACCGTCGCAGCCCCGGCGACCTACCTCGGCGACGAACTGTACACGCTGCGTACCAATTGGGCCGGCGGCGTACCGTTCGATCTCGAGGCCGAGATCAATCAGTTCGACAGCGGCACCGGGCGCGTCGACATCATCCGCAAAGCGGACACGCCGATCGCCGGCCGCCGGCATCGATGGACGCTCAAGACGGCTGCCGAAATGGCCGCCTTCCGCGCCTGGCTCGGCCGGCGTAAAGGGCAAGCCGTTCCGGTCTGGATGCCGACCGGCAACGCGGACCTGACCCTCGCCGCGCCGGTAGTCGCTGCAAGTTCGACAATGGTGATGAAGTCGAATCGTTTTGAACAGTTCGGGGCCGGGATCGGAAGCCGAAAGCACATCTTCATTCAACTCCGTAACGGGGCGTATCTTGTTCGCGAGATCGTGGCGGCGTCCGCGCTTCCGAATAACACTCTGTCGGTCGTAGTTGGCGCTTCGCTCGGCGTAGACCTCGCTCCCGAGGACATCAAGGCGATCAGTTTTCTTCAGTTGTGGCGCCTCGCATCGGATAACGTGGTGATCGCGTACGTGACCGATAAGGTTGCCGTCGTCGAAGCGGTGATGAGGCTCGCATGACCTACCAGGCATACGAAGAAAGCACGTTCAACGGTGCGCCGCTTGAGTTGTTCTGGTTCGTCGCAGGGACGAACTCGTACCGCTACACCAACGGGGTATCCGAAGTAGTGAAAGACGGCGCGGTTTTCCTGCCGCTGCCGATCTCTCGTGGGGCCATGCGCCAGGATGCGGGAGCCGAAGCAGCGGCGCTCACGACGATCGTCCTGCCGCAGTCCTCGGAGATCGCCGCGCTGTTCGGTGCGTTCCTGCCGGCGAAGCCTGTCGGCGTGACGATCTTCCGCCGGCATCTCACCGATCCGGACGCACAGTTCATCCCGATCATGATCGGTTCAGTGGCGTCGCACACGTTCGAGGAAGACACCCTCAACCTGTCGGTGTACACGCTGCTCGGCGCGCTGCGGCGACGCGTGCCCTGGCTCACGTACCAGCGCAATTGCAACTGGCCGCTGTACGGTGTCGGGTGCGGTGCCAGCAAAGCGGCGTACCGTTTGTTTGGAGTCGCGAACGGTGTGAGCGGGCTTACGATCTCGGCGTCGGTGTTCGGCAGTCAGGCGAGCGGCTGGCTGCAAAACGGTTGGGTCGAGCGCGACAACACGGGCGAGTCTCGCTTCATCACGTCGCACACCGGCTCGGACATCACCGTGCAGTCGCCGTTTCCGGACCTGGCCATTGGCGAACCGCTGACGGCGTACGCCGGATGCGACCGGACGATGGCAACCTGCGAGGCGAAGTTCAACAACCTCGACCGTCACGCCGGCTGGCCGGACGTTCCGCAAAAGAACCCGTACCGCGACAACGTGTATGGAAACGCCGGAACGTCGCGCTCTCGCGCGGGCGGCGGATCGACGCCGAGCGGCGCTGGATGGAGGGCGTACTGAGTCATGGGTTTCTGGATTCAAATGGCCTGGGCGCTTTTCTTCACGGTCGTCGCGGAACTGCTGCGGCCGAAGCAAAAGCCCGACGTTCCGCAGCCGTCGTCCCTGGACGACTTCGATCTTCCGACGGCGGACGAGTCGCGACCGATCCCGGTGGTGTTCGGGCGCTGCAAGGTCGACGGCGCCAACGTCACCTGGTACGGCGATCTCAGCATCGTTCCGATCAAGAAAAAGGTCTCGACCGGCCTGTTCTCGAGTTCGAACGTCACGATCGGCTATCGGTACTATCTCGGCGTCGAACTGTTCACCTGCCACGGGCCAATCGACAACATCGCGGAGGTTCGCTTCGGCGATCAGGTGCCGGCCGGCACGCGGTCCGACGGCGCCGACTTCACGACGTTCACCTTCAACGACCCGAACCTGTTCGGCGGCGACGAGAAGGAAGGCGGCATCTCTGGCGTCGTGCGGTACTACAAGGGCACCGTCACGCAAGCGCCGAATGCCTACCTCGAAGCCGTGCGCTTCAAGAGCCTGCCGGCGTACCAGCGGTTCTCCTACGCCGCGCTCGAGAAGGTCTACGTCGGCACCAGCGCCTACATCAAGCCGATCTCGTTCATCGTTGAACGGTATCCGAACTCGCTCGGGCTCACGTCGAACCGCCATCGCATCGGCAATGATGCCAACCCGGCGTGCATGATCTTCGAGATCCTGACCGACACGACTTGGGGTTGCGCGGTCCCGGTCGGGCAGGTGAACGTGGCGCGGTTGCAGGCGGTCGGCAACACGTTGTACACGGAAGGTCTCGGGCTTTCGATGCTGTTCAACGGCACGACCACGGCGCGCAATCTCATCGATGAGATCCTGCGGCACATCGATGGCGTGCTCTACACCGATGTCCAGACCGGGATGATCGAAGTGCAGCTTGCGCGCGCCGACTACACCCC